TGTGGATCATAAACAGGATACATACCCAGCTGCAACTGCGGCTGATCTGGATCCCAGCAAGCTTCACAAACCTTAAGTTGATACAGCTTGGTCTTGATGACCTCCATCTTTAACTGCTTTAACTTGTAACGCTGGCCACACCGATCACATTCGGCAATAGCATATTTACCGGATGCAAAAGGAGTTGCCATTAAGTACCACCACCAATGAACGCTATACGAGGCACCAACCTCAATGTAGCTTTCTCGCGATCTTCTTGAGCCGCTAAAGTATATTGTTCGTCATAGACCCGTTTAAGCATATCCAAACGGCCTTGTAACTCAGGCACCTTCATGGCTATGTAGTAGGCTAATCCAGCCACTACACATGGCAGGAAGCGGAAATTCATATCAGATGTTTGTATACCAGCGCCAGCGTCTTGGATGCGGCGCATTCTGTAGTACACAAACTGGTATTGCTGTGAGTTATCAGGCGTAGGCCACACAGTCACCGCAGGAAGCTGGGGCACAAATACCGCAGTTCCATCTGTTTGTGCTGCAGCTGTTGTGCCGTTCTGGCCACGAAATACACCGCCCAGTGTTAAGCCACTGATATATGTGTAGTAAATGTCTTCAGTGCCAAGGCGAATAAATCCAGAGCCAGCTAACCCAACCACCGTACTAAGCGTGATCGTTGTGTCCGTGGACGTAATTGCACCATCAAGAACAGCGGCAGTAGGATTAGTTTCACCAGAAAGGCGCTGAATCCATACTTGGATGGGACGCCCCTGAACCAGCTTGTTAGGGATCGTTGCATAAGTGGAAACACTAATACGAGTAATACTCAAGTCGGCCTGAGTAGATGCGTTGTTTGCCTGAGTCCTGATTACATGATCCAGTAGGTCAATCGTATCTGTAGGCAGGGCATATGTGGCCAGTCCCGGAGTCAGGGTAATAGTCCCAGTCTCAATTGTCCACATATTGATGCCGCGATTAGCCCACTCAATGGTCATCAGGTTGAGAGAACGGCGAGCTGTGCGTAGGTCATAACCTGTACGCATCTCACGGCCAGCTCTCTCCCACGCCTCTTCCGCGAGCTCGGTGAACTCCATGTTAAAGGCTGTGGTTCCTGTAGTGGTCATTTCTTGGCAGCTCTCATGTTATCAACAAGGTTTGGATAAGGACGTCCAGCGGCCTTGGCCATTGCTTTAGCTTTAGACTTCTTGGCAGAGCTCATTGGTTTGGATGGGCCAAGATTCTTAGGCCGTGGTTTTTCCCATACTTCTCCGCCTTTGGCGTACTCAGTAAAGTCGGTGTCATCCCTACGCTCTTTGCGTACACCATTGGGCATTTTTGAGGCGCGCATAGCGCCCATTCCACGGCTAGCCATCATGATTTAACACATCTTTCCGCGCGTTTTACCGCGCTGTGCAATACCATCACCACGGCTAGAAGCAGTCATACCGCCACCGGCCTTTTTAACAGTCTTCTTGGGTGCAGCTGAACGGCCATCAATGTCTTGTGGCGGCTTACCCATACCTTCGGTATAGATGCCTTTGTTCATCTTGCGCTCATAGTCAGCCAATTCTTTAGCTGTGGGGCCACCTTGACCACCACGGCCAGCACCGGCTTTATCTCGAAGTCTGTCTTCGAGCTCAAGTTCCATGTCGGTAGAACCGCCGTATACGTATGGGTCTTCACGCATATCAAATCCTTAACAAGCGCCGCCGCCGCGCATTTTGACCTGCATACCTTTGGTCTTGCCGCGCTGGGCAATACCGTCAGCCGCTTTTGTATAACCACCGCCGGCTAATTTGGTCATGGTTGAACCTTTGTGCAAACGGCCTTCGTGTTTGTTTACAGCCTTCTGCATCATTTTCTTGTCCATCTTGACGTCTTCATGCTTCATGCCGCCTTTGGCCATGCCGCCTTTAGCCATCTTGCCTTTGCCGTCAGCCGCAAAAGCTGGAACCTTTTGTCCATCTTTCATAACCATTGGCATACCGCCGTCTGCATATCCGCCCATGTTCATTTTTTTCATATCGCCACCTTTAGAAAATTTACGGCCTTTGTCAGCCTCATTAAACTCTTTACCCACAGACTGTGGGACGCCTGCTTTCTTGGCAAACGCTGGGTTGTGAGCCACCGCCGCCATGAAATTTCGTTGAGCTTTACTCTTGCTTGGCATTATCGCCCCGCTTGAATAAGCTGGTCAATCTTTGCTTCAAGCTTGTTAAAGCGCTGGTCAATGTGGTTCGTAATGCGATCCACTTCTGCTTGAGTAACGTTATCACGGGCAACCTCCTCACGGGTTTTGTTGAGCAGTATTGTGATGCGAGCCAGCTCTCTAAACTTCTCGTTCATCATGTACGCTAACAGCGATATTATCAGTGATAATATGGCCGACCAAACAAGGCTGAAATCTAGCATTTCCACTTCCTCAATGCTTTATTGATGCGTGAGTCTGGATCTTTTGCCGTTTTTTCGCTGGTTAACTTCTTCTTCATGCCGCCCATCCTCGCACAGAAAGAGTCCTTGCGGGAGCCTCCTTCCGGCTGGGGAGGTTTCAAATTCATGCCTTGCTTTTTGGCGGAGGCGCGTCCCTTGGCATTTAAGCCACCAGTCGGACTCTTTCCCTCTTTCCTCTGCCATGCCTTGACCTGCGACTGTGAAAGTAAATAAGGTGGTAGTACCATCTTTGACGGCAATCGTAGAAGCACCAGAAGAACTGTACCAAATACCTTTAAAGCGAGCGCGTCCGTTATACACAGTCGTAGTTGCGCCAGCAGCGCAATCTTTACCTGTTACATCAGTTTGCATCATGATTTGATGCTCCTAATTAGGAAGGAGTAACAGCGGTAGTGCCGTCAGCGTTCACCCAAGTGCTAGTGGCTGTAGCGCCGGTAGCAATCTTTAAAGTACCCAAAGTGGTGTTAAACACAATAGTACCTGCGGCTTTACCTGAAGTATTTACAGAATTTGTAGCGTCAGCAATTTGTGTAGTTGTAGCGGTGCGGAGCTGAATGTAGCCTGCGGTTGCGTCTACGTTGCCTGTCACTGTACCTGTGACGTTGCCAGTGATATTGCCAGTTACTGCGCCAATAAAGCCATTTGTAGACGTTACTGGGCCGGAGAATGTGGTCGATGCCATGATTTTTCCTTACATACAAGTTAAGTGCATCAGTCTGTATGTCGTCAGCCGGGACTGTCTAATGCACCGGATAAGCCCGGATTAATATGTTTATACCACTACCATAAATACAATGCAACAAAAAAGGGAGCCGAAGCCCCCTTTTTCTTTACCGCTGATTAAGCACCAGCAGAGCCGAACATACCCAATGGATCTGACCAGCCAAAAGAATAACGCTCGCGAGACTTGTAACGAACGTTACCTGTATCGAAGTCGCCGTCCATGGAGTTAGCCAAGGGTGAACGAACAAAGTGCTTCATGCCGTTAGGAACGTCTGTGGTCAAGAACCAAGCGTTAGTATCGGTCAAGAAGTGGTTTACACAGTAGCAACGAATTGCAATGAAGAAGGAACAACCAATTTCTTTGGTTTAGCTGCGATCAACAAGCCACGCTCATCTGACCACAGAGAAATTTGAATAACGGCGGCTTCCAAAGAAGTCTCGTTCAAATCGGCTGGGGTAGTAGGAACGTTGCTGTTAACGCCACCAGAGATCAACGGGTGATTTGCATTGAACAAAGACACACCGTCACCACCAACATAAGCGCTAGAGAAACCGTTGTTCAAAACAGCGGCAGCTTTAACTTGCTTGGTGTATGCCATAGCACGGGCCAAAGCCTTCGTGTAACGTGCAGACAAAGAGTCATACAAGTTATCTTCGATAGCCTCTTCAGTCAAGCTGAAGCCCAAAGCAATGGTTTCGTGGTTGTATCGAGCAGTCCATGCTTCCTGTGCATTGTCATAACTGATGGCAGAGCCTTCATTTTTGACTGGTGCGGCAGAGAAGCCAGAGAGTTTAGTCTCTTCTTCGAAGCTACGCTCTGATGTCTCAGTTTCGTAGATCTCTTTGTGCTCTTGA